TTGCTGGCCGGCTTGGGCTTGTTGGCCGTGGTGGTCTCGTTGACCTGCGGGCTGGTCATCAGCAACTGGGCCGGCACCTTCAGCGCGGTGGGGACCAGCAGCAGCGTGGGCTGGATGCCCAGCGGCCGGCCGTTGGGCTTGACCTGCTCGCCGAACAGGATTTCGGCGGCGGTGACGCCGTCGATGGTCAGCGCGGTGTCCACGCCCTCGGCGTAGTTCTTGTGGTTGACCGAGAAGAACCCGTGGCCGTCGTCCTGGACGGGGTTCTTGAGCCACAGGCCCCAGACCGCATCGGCGATCGACTCGCCGGCACCCATGCCGATCTGGCGCGGGATGTCGGTGAACGCGCCCATGTCATCGTTGATGATCATCTGGCGCGTCAGGGCGAACATGATGCCGTGCGTCTCGGCCTTCTGCCCGAACTTCTGCTCGTCGAGCTTGCCGTGCTTGAGCTCGCCATCCGGGCCGACCTGCTCGAACCGGAAGCTGCCGGTCATGCGGTAACGGGTGTGCTCCTTGAAGTCGTTCACGCTGGCGATCTTGGCGATCCGACGCCAGGTGTCCTCGACGTAGTTGTAGCCCTCCAGCAGCATCTTGTTGGCGATGTTGCTCAAAATGCCCGGCAGACTGGTGGTGCTGAACGCGGCCTGCAGCCAGCCGCTGGCGTCGCGGCGGTAACGGGGCAACTGCTGTCCACACGCCAGCTCGCAGAACTCCTGGATACCCACACCGCGCAGCTTGTCCGCCGCCTCGATAATCGGCTCGTCGTACATGGCCTCGATCCGCGAGTTGGGCAGGCCCGACGCCATGAGGGCCACGGCCTCAAACACCTGCGGCCCCCGCCCCCGGAGGCCCGCGCTTCGCGCGTTCGTGCTCGACGCCGACACCTGCGGCCGCGAGGCGCGCAGGATGTGCAGCTCGGTGCGGCTCTCGTCCCAACCTTCCTCAATGGCCTGGGCCTCGACCGCCAGGAACTTGCCCGCACAGATCTTGCGGATGGCCTCGACGCGCCGCATCTCGGCCGCCATCTGCCGTCGCATCTGCTGCACGGATTCGTTCGCCCCGGAAGCGCCGGCAGCCCCGGAAGCAGTCGCGGCCGCCTGGATCGTGGCCGGGGTGGCCGTGGTGCCGGCGTCGGCGCTGCCGGCAGAATCCTGAGACGAGGCCTGCACATCCGCGCTCCCGGGGGCGGGGGCGGTGGTGGCAGCGCCGGCCTGAGTGGCAGCGATGTCGTCGTGCGTGTCGGTGCTCTGGTCCCGGTCGGTGACATGGTCGGTGCTGTCATTGATCGCAGCCATAGAATCGGGCTCCTTCTGAGTGCTGTTCTGGGCGGCGATCTGGGCCGAGGTGGCCGGGTCAGCGCCGCTGTCCACAAACGAGATTTCCTTGAGAACGGCCCTGCGAACCACATGCACGGGCCCGTTGAACGTCTTGCCGTTGACCGTCACCCGCTGGCCGTTGGGGATGAACTCGGCGTCCACCACCGCGGCCCCGATGCTGGCCTGCCAGGGGAAGCCATTCACTCCGCTCTTGGCCACATCGCGTGCCCAGGAGGTGTCGCGACTGATCAGACCCTCGGCAATCACCTGTCCGCCGCCCACGCCGGACGATCGCTCGATCACCACCCGCTGCGTGTGGCCCACACCCTGGCGCGGGTTGTGGTCGAGCCGAACCGGGATGTCCTGCCGGTCGATGGCCAAACCCTCCAGATCGACCACCATCGGATGCGGGAACCCGGCGATCCGCATCACGCCGCCCGTGTAGGCCACCATGCGGAACCGCGGCGTCGCGTGATCGCGCTTGCCGGCCACGTCTGACGGGTCCGCCGCCTGCACGGTGAGCGGGCAGCGGAACGTCAGGAACTCAGGCGGCGCGCTTGAATCGTGGGAAACTTCCGGGGGCATGAGCTTCGATCTCCTCTTCGTCGTCGGTCTGTTGTTTGTCTTCCGGGGGCGGGGGCGAGGGCGGGAGTTCCGGGGGCGTCAGGCCCAGTTCACGCATCAGCGCCACTTCCCGGGCCCGCTGACGAAGTTCGACTTCCCAGTCCTTACCGGCCCGGGCGTACTCAGCCGCCAGCGTGGTGGTGTTGCTGCTGAGGCGGCTGGCCTGAGCGCTGGCTTCCTTGGCCGGATCGACGTGCTCCGTCCCATCAAAGAACCACAGGTGGGGCACGGCGCTGACGGTGCGCAACACCGCAAGGTCACTGGTGAGCATGGCCTCGTTGACCCACGCGGCGAAGATGCGGTCGAGCACGGCTTCGGCCAGGTGCGCCTGCTCGACGCGGATGGCTTTGTAGTAGGTCTGGTGGTCGAGGCGACCGGAGGCGTAGTTGTAGCCCGACGAATTGCAGGCCGCGATGTTGTAGGGCAGGTTCAGGCAGCGGGCGATCTCGTTGAGAATCTCACGCTTGAACTCGGCGTAGCTGGTCGTGGGCTGCTGTGCTTCGATCTGACCCAAGCGCCAGCCGTCGGGCAGCACCGTGGCCATGCGCTTCTCGAGCTCGACCACGTCCATGGGCTCCAGGGCCTGGGCTTCGCCGTTGGCCGGCGAGTCGGTGAACAGCACGGCGGCAAAGTCGGCGGCGGTTTCGGCTGCGGCGATCACCGCCAGCGTGTAGCGCCGCAACTGGGCGAACAGCGGTAGCGCTGGGGTCAACTCGGGAATGCCACGATGCTGGCCGGGCCGATCGGCTCGGTACCAGTGGACCACCGCATGGGCCGGCACCAGGTCCGCCTGCGTCTGCCAGGGAGTGACGCTGCCCAAGTCGCCGGGGTGCTGACGCAGGATCGTGTAGGTCTCGGGGTTGTCGAACGGATCGAGCACGATGCCGTCGATGTCGGTGTAGGCGCTGAAGCCACGCGTACCCGCGGACAACAGCGGCGAGGTCACGCGCTCGGCCTCGATCAGCTTCAGGTCGAGCATGACCGGCGAGTCGATCCTCGGGTTGTCGGTCAGCACCGCGAACGCTTCACCGTCGGTGCACTTGGCCATCCGCATGGTGCGGAGTTTTTCCGCCAGGTTGACCGCCTTGGCCCATTCGGCGAACGCGGTCTCGACCAGGTTGCTGACGGCGCTGTCGGGCGTGAGCAGTTGCAGACGCGGACCGGTGCCGATGCAGTCATTGGCCAGCGTGAGCACGATGCCCTTGGCGTAGCTGTTGTTGGCCACCTCGTAACGGGCCCGCTCGCGCAGGCGCTTGCGAACCTCAGGGGCGGCGGCGCTATCGGCCGACAGGGCGTCCGCCATGGCCCAGTGCCGGGCGTTCTCGGCGGTGGTCTGGGCTGCATCAAAGCGAGCGTGCAGCGTCACCGGGAGGGACCGTTGGGTCTTCCTGGGATTCCTGGTGCGGAACGGCCACATCAGACGGTCCCTCCCGGCGAGATGCGGGTGAGCTTGATGCCCAGCCCCTTGACGCGACTGGCCTTCTTGGACTCGAGGTACTTGTCGGCGGCGATCTGGTCGGGCAGCGGGTGCTGCTCGACCGAGCCCGAATCGCCGCTGGCCTTGGCCGGGCCCTCGGCGTTGATCTTGATCGTGTTGTCGAGCGTCTCGGCCACTGGCTCGGTTCCGGGCTTGCGGAGGTGCATCGGGCCACGTTGGGTGCCCGTAATGCTTATTGCCGCAGAGCCTCGAAACTTCGCACGGGATTCAGGTGACGGCGAGAATCGTTCCAATACTGGAACTTTCACGCGCCGATGCGCTCGCGCGTGATCACCTCGTGCCCGCAGTGGCGACAGATTCGCTTGCGCAGGATGTAGTCCTGCTTGGCCCGGGTGTAGTAGGCCCGCAGGTCCCGGCACCCGCAGCGGGGGCAAACCAGGCCGGTCCGGCGCAGGGGTGGGTTGGCCTGCGTGATCATCGTCGCCCCCTCTGCAGCGCCGACAGCTTCATGCGCGCGCGCTTCTGCATCGACTGCGATTCAACGCTGGACAAGGTTGCACCCTGGATCGACGCCGCCACGGCGCAACCCACCAGGCAGTCCAGCCAGTGGTTGTCCGGACGCGTCGCGCGGAGTTTCCATTCATCGACGATCCGGTCACCGGCGATGGTCTTCACGCGGTACTCGGCGGTGAGGTGGTCGGCCAGCATCCGATGCGATTTGCTCTCATGACCAAAGAGCGAGAGGCAGCCCGGGTCGCCCATGGCGACCGAGAGCCGGGCATGCACATACGTTTTCCAGTAGTTGGTGTCGATCAGGACGTGGCGAACCTGGCGTCGCCCAACGATGTTGGGGATGCGCCAGTGCAGTCCCAGCCGGTCGCCGCGCTTGCGCTTGTACTCGATGAACGGGACGCTGGACGCGCCGACGTACTTGCCATGGCTGGGCAGCAGAATGCCGGCGAACGTGCTCTGGCGGCAGAACTGGTAGACCACATCGGTCGATTGGCCCCAGTTGGCGTCGACCAAACAGCGGTCGATCCGCATCTCCGCGCCATCCTCGCGGCGGTAGGCTCGCGACAGCTTCTCGCTGGTCAGCTTGTCGAGTGCGGCGTAGATCTGGCCCTCCATGCCGGCCCCGGGAACGGCCCGGCCGATGGTGGCTCGCACGTCGCGGAGCGTGAAGTATTCCCGCTTCTGCTCAGGCCAGGCCCCGTAGTCCACGATGTGCCCGGTGAAGTTCTCCTCCCAGGCGCACAGCATCCAGAACAGCACTTTCTGCTGCACGTCGATGAACATGGTCAGGTGGTTGCAGCCGAGCGGGATCTCGCCGCGCTGATACCCGTTGAGCTTGGCGGCGATGGCTTCGGCGGTCAGCATCTCCTCGCCGATCTCTTCAACGATTGGTTCGTTCTGGTATTCAGCGTAGAAGGCGGCCACGTCGCGGTAGCGCAGGTTCATCGCGTGCTGGATGGCGCTGGCTTCGTCTTCGTTGTAGCGCTGCGGCCAGGCGACGACCGCGCCGGCGTCCATGGCCTCGCGGTTGGCCAGGTAGAACTGGGTGGCCTCGGACCCGTCGCCGTCGTTGCGCAGGCTATCGGCGCGGATCTCGGCGTATTTGGCCCAGAGCTTTTCGCTTTCAGGACCGCAGGGGAACGCGTAGACCATCTTCGTCCGCTCGCCTTGCCACTCCGGGTGCTTCTCGCGGTCGAGGATGTTGTCGGCCATGTCGCCGGGCCGAATGACGGTGCAGGCCATCAGTCCGGCGATCTTGCGCCCCGGGCCAGCCATGCCCAGCACGTCGCCGGCCAGGATCGCCTCGCGGCGCTGCGACTGCGATGGCGACCACGCCGACTCGGTCGTCTGCGGGTCGTCCACCAGCACCAGCTGCGGGCGCACCACCTGGCCGTCGGCTCGGGCATAGTTCTGCCCGCGGATGTCGCTGCCCTTCATGCCGCTGCTGGAGATGACGACGCCCGAAGATTTGGAACCCGCGATCGTGGGCAGTACGATGCGATCCGACGCCCAGTCGATGCGCGTCGGTTCTCCCCGGAATTTCTGGCCTTTCTGGCGGTTGGTGATCCGTTCAAGACACTGGATCGGGTAGACCACCTCGGGGAAGTCAGCGGCCAGAAGCGCGTTCGTCTCCAACCAGATCTTGATGTTCTCCAGCAGGTCGCGGGCCCGCTCGGCGCTGGCGGCGACCAGACAGACGTAAGGTGACGCGCCTGTGAGCGCCGACCAGAGCACCGCCGTCTGGCATAGCACGGTCTTGCCGCTGCCGCGCGGCATGGCCATGGCGAACAGACCGCCAGTGCGCACGGCCTTCTCGATCTTGTCAATCACCCGCAGGTGATCGTCCGACCAGGGCAGATAGAACACCTCGGGGAAGTACGTCTCGCAGAAGGCGCGAAACGACGCCTCGCATCGCGCCTTGCGTTGCGGATCGACCACGGCGGGGAGTTCGCCGATGTCCTGCGCCGCCCGGACCGCTTCGGCGTTGCGCTCCGCCTGCCGCGCCTTCTGCTCCTCGTAAGTGAGCGGCTGCTTCAGCCGGTCGGGTCGGAAGTACTCCAACGTCAACCACGCGGCGTAGCGGAACAGGTCGAGCGTCCGCGGGTTCCGGGGGTCGCTGAGTGTGTAGCCGGCCAGGTTGCGGTGGCGGCGCAACTGGAACTCGGTCAGCACATGACCAGACCGAGCCACGTCCGTGGCGTTCACCAGGCGCAACAGGTCGGCGGGCCGAAGCTGCCGGGGATCGATTTTGTCAATCGGCGTTGCCGGGGCCACCGGTCACCTCCCCGGCCAGATAGGCCACGTAATCCAGCAGGCTGAAAGTCCCATCCGCTCGGAGCAACTGGGCCTCTTCGACCACCTGGCGCACCTGGTCCTCATCGATCCGCCGGCGGTAGGCAGCCGCCAGAACCTTGGCTGCCTGTTCGGGCGTCAAGGCCGTGATTCGCAGGGTTTCGGCGGTCATATCGCTAGCCCCGTTGGCAGCTTACGAATAGCTGCAACTTCTTTTACAACAATTGGTTAATGGCCTTGATGTTCCGGCCCGGTTCCGGCTCAATGTGCATGTCACGCAGGCATCAACAAGGAGAAACGAGATGGCGACGACCAAGACCAACGCCAACCCGGGGGGCCAGAACCTCAAGCCCGGCACCCGGGTGGTTTCCAAGACCGACGGCGAGCCGGGCCGGGTGGTGGAGGTTTGCACCTTCCGCCGCAACGGCACCGCCGCCTGGAGCTACCTGGTCGAAACCGCCAGCGGCCAGGAGGTCTGGCACGCCGGCGACATCTTCCTACCCGCCGACGAGACCTGAACCGCACGCACCCCTTTCCAGGAGCACGTCATGAGCAGCCAGAAGAACAACACCAAGACCACCGGCGAGACGCTCGCCGAGATCGCCAGGAAGCACCTGTTCATCGAAACGCTCGAGACGCGGCGGATGGACGGCCT